AACTTTCAAAACATGAGCATGGCTCAAAAAACCACCAGCGATTACTATGTGAGTCGTGCCACTGGATCAGCAGGTCAGACCAACTATAGTTCGCCCAACGGCGGACAAGGCGGCGGAGCAGGTGGCGGCACCGGCAACAGTCGCTTTACACAAGCTATGAACGAATCGTGCTTGGATGCACGCCATATTGTGCATATTGGCCTAAACGAAGGCTTAGATTATTTTTGGCCATTTGGACAAAGTATCCTAGAAAACATTTTCAAAGTCTACAAGCAAAAAGAACTGCTAGAAGATTCAGTCTTGATCTACCGCGTGCAACGTGCTCCGGAACGTAGAATTTTCAAAATTGACGTGGGCAATATGCCCAGCCACATGGCCATGGCCTTTGTGGAACGTGTCAAAAATGAAATGCATCAACGGCGCATTCCTACCAATACCGGTGGCGGCGCCAACATGATGGATGCCAGTTACAATCCACTCAGCATCAACGAAGATTTCTTCTTTCCGTTCAACGGCGAAACTGGCCGCGGAAGCAGTGTAGATACCTTGCAAGGTGGTCAAAATCTAGGCGAAATTGACGATTTAAAATACTTTAATAATAAAATGGCTCGCGGACTGCGTGTGCCTAGCAGTTACTTGCCTACTGGCCCAGACGATTCTAGTGTGCCCATGAACGATGGTCGTGTGGGTACAGCACTGATCCAAGAATACCGCTTTAACCAGTACTGCAAACGCTTGCAGAACCTGATCATGCAAAAATTGGATGACGAATTCAAAATGTTCCTGCACTGGAGAGGCTTCAACATTGACTCTAGCCTGTTCAATATCACATTTACACCGCCACAGAACTTTGCAACCTATCGTCAAGCTGAAATGGACAATGCCCGCATCACAGCATTTACACAGCTAGAGCAACTGCCGTACATGAGCAAACGATTCATGCTCAAACGCTTCTTGGGTCTAACCGACGAAGAAATCATGGAAAACGAGCAGGCCTGGAGAGAAGAGCGCGAAGAGCCCGAGTTGGAAACAACACAAGGACAGGATCTACGTTCAGTGGGTATTACACCTGCTGGCTTAGAAAGCGATATCAGCACCGGAGAAGAATTAGCCGGTGCCGAAATGGTACCTGGCGGAGTTGGCGGTGCAGAACCTCCTGTAGCAGGACAAGCGCCCGGAGCAGGAGCACCAGCAGCGGCACCACCTGCACCCGGCGGTCTATAATAAATACAGTATGATCCTGAACGAAATCTACGAAAAAAGTCCTGAGGCCTACCAAGATCTCAGTCAAGATAATAGCCAGCCCGAGCTCAAGAACCTGCGCAAGACACGCCTAACTCTGCGTCAAATCAGCAAATTGCGTCAGATGAACGACGTTCGTAGCTACGAGTACAAAGAAAAATTAAAATTAGTTAAAAAGCAATACGCACCTCCTCCGGCCGTTCCGGCCATGTAATACTGTAGTTTATTACATACGTTTGTAATAAAACTGCCAGTTTTCTACCTCAAAAGTACCTATATTTCTTGTTGATAGTAAATATCTAACGAGCCATTACCTATAGGAGAGAAAATGACTAATAAATTTGAACAATTGATCGAATACGTGATCAATGACGAAGAGGCGAAAGCCAAAGAACTATTCCACGACATCGTGGTAGAAAAAAGCCGCGAAATCTACGAAAACCTCATGAACGAGGAAGAAGAAGAGTTGGACGAAGAGTCCGACGCCGAGCGCGACGACCATGCTGAAAAAGCCGGCAAAAAAGTTGCCAAAGACATCGAATACGATGAACTTCATGAAGAAGATGAAGAAATGGAAGAATCCATCGGCGGCGACGCTTCGGATGATCTGATCGACGATGTTGAAACAGAAGAAACTGGCATGATGGAAGACGACGTTGAATTTGACGACGAAGCTGAAGAAGATGGCGAAGATCTCACACACGACATGGAACAAGATCATGACGCAGGTGAAGGCGACATTGAAGACCGCGTGGTTGACTTGGAAGACAAGCTCGACGAATTAATGGCTGAATTTGAGTCATTGATGGGCGGCGACGAAGGTGGCATCGAGTCTGATTTGGCCGGCGAAGAAGGTGACGAACTCGGCGGCGATGCAATGGCGCAAGACGACACAATGGCATTTGCTGATGACCAAATGATGGAAAACGTTACTTTAGACAAAGTTGCTACTCCAAAAATGGGCGATAACGGTGCCAACAACAAAAGCGTAGTTGCTTTTAATTCAGGTGCTAAGGGCATGGCTGCAAGTCCGGTTAAAATGACTGGCGATACAGCACAAGGCCGTAGTGCTCCAAAAACTGGCGATTTGCCACAAGCAGGTCAGTTTAAGAATGTACCAGGCAAAGGTGGTTCTAACTCCAAGTTAGCAGCTGCTCCAAAGCCTGTAACAGCTCAAGCCAGTGGTGTTAATACAAAATCACCAGTTAGCAAGGCTTAATACAGAGATATGGCTCGATATCTAAAAGAACATCTAAGCTTCACTCAGGCAGGCATTGAATTGCTTACTGAGGAAGCTCAAGATGGCTCTGGCCACAAAACTTTAAAACTAAAGGGCGTGTGCATCGAAGGCGGCGTTCGTAACGCCAACGAGCGAGTTTATCCTGTAAACGAAATTGCCAAAGCAGTTGATACTATCAACGAACAGATCAAAACTGGTCATTCGGTTTTGGGCGAAGTTGATCATCCAGATGATTTGAAAATTAATCTAGATCGTGTGAGTCACATGATTGAAAAAATGTGGATGGAAGGTCCAGCTGGTATGGGCACATTAAAAATATTACCAACACCCATGGGCGAACTGGTTAAAACCATGTTGCAGTCGGGTGTGAAATTAGGTGTTAGTAGTCGTGGCAGCGGTAACGTCAACGACCATAACGGACATGTCAGTGACTTTGAAATTGTCACTGTAGATGTGGTTGCTCAGCCAAGTGCTCCCAATGCATACCCTACAGCGATCTACGAAGGCTTGTTAAATCATGCCGGTGGACAACGCTTGTTGGATATGTTCAAAGACCCAGCCAAGAGCAGCAAAGCACAGAGATACGTCAAAGACGAAGTAATGCGTCTGATACGTGGTCTCAAGATCGAAGGGAAATAATATGCTAGATGCTATTAAACCGTTACTAGATAGCGACTTGATCAACGAGGAAGCTCAACAGCAGATTTCAGAAGCTTGGGAAGCCAAGTTAAATGAAGCTCGTGAACAAGTACGTGCAGAACTCCGCGAAGAGTTTGCACAACGCTATGAGCATGACAAGACAGTGATGGTGGAAGCCCTGGATAGAATGGTAACAGAAGGACTAACCGCACAGATTGAAGAAGTGAAAGCTGAAAAGCAAGCACTTGCAGAAGATCGTGTCCGTTTCCAAGGCAAGATGAAAGAGTCAGCTACAAAGTTCAACAACTTTATGGTGACAAAACTTGCTGAAGAAATTGGCGAATTGCGCAAAGACCGTAAAATGCACAGTGAAGGTATTGAGAAGTTGGAAAGCTTCGTGGTACATGCACTTGCACGTGAGATTCAAGAATTTGCAACAGACAAACAAGATGTGGTCAACACAAAAGTTCGTTTGGTGCGTGAAGCTCGCAAACAATTGGAAACACTCAAGGCCAAGTTTGTAACAGAATCTGCCAAGAAGATGTCCAATGCTGTTAGCAATCATCTCAAGGCTGAACTCAGTCAGTTACAAGAAGACATCAAAGTTGCTCGCGAGAACAATTTTGGACGTCGTATTTTTGAAGCGTATGCCAGTGAATTTGGTGCAACTCATTTGAATGAGAAGCAAGAAGTTCGTAAACTGCATGACACAATCGCTGCCAAAGATGCTAAACTGTCAGAAGCCATCAAGTTCGCCCAGAAAGCACGAGTTTTGGTCGAATCTAAAGAACGCGAAATGCGTATCCTTAAAGAATCTAATCAGCGTGAAGCTGCCTTAGAGGAATTGCTTGCTCCTTTGAACAAGGAAAAGCAACAAGTGATGCGTAATTTGCTCGAAAGCGTACAGACAACTCGTTTGTCTAGCGCATTTGAAAAGTATCTACCAGCAGTTTTAGAAGATCGTTCAGTAAAAGCCTCCAAGGTGATTACAGAATCATTATCTACAGCAACTGGCGATAAATCTGCCCGCAGTCCAGATGCAGATCAAGTTGAACAAGAATCCAACGTGATCGATCTAAAGCGTTTGGCAGGGCTGTAAATCAAAGACATAATAAAGGAGACTTAAATGTCACAAGAATTATTAGAAGGTCGTTGGGACGAAACCAAAGATGCGTTGCTAGAAGGCCTTAGCGGCTCCAAGCGCAATTCAATGAGTGTAATCCTTGAAAATACCAAGAAGTACTTGCGTGAGAACGCATCTTCTGGTTCAACAGCAGCTGGTAACATCGCTACATTAAACCGTGTGATTCTGCCAGTTATTCGACGTGTTATGCCAACAG